CGAGAGATCGAACTAGGTATAAAAGAACTAATGAGGATAGAGAATGAATCATCTATATGACTTGGAAATGAGTTGGTTCCAACACGCGAAGGTAGCCTGGAAGCTATGCTTCAAGCTGTTTCTTTTAACACTGTCTGCTTTCTTTCATGGGTTGTTTCCATTCATGCTAATCAGCACAACCTCCAATGGAATCAAGAAGCTTAATGAGGAACTATGACCATAACGGAAGCGGCACAAGCGAAGGTAGACCAGACGTTGAAAGGCGAAGGCTTCTTGGGTGTGCACCTGGAAGGAGGTGGTTGCTCTGGCTATCAGATAAAATTAAAGCCATGTCCAGAACTCCCACCAGATTCGAAGATGGTTTCAGAGACAATCTTCTCAGACCCCATCTCTTTGGAGTTACTGTCAGACGCAAAGATGGATTGGATTGACGATCCTTTTCGACCGACCTTTCACTTCACACCACCAACTGGCGCTTCATCTTGTGGATGCGGTAGTAGCTTTACAATAGGAGGATAGTATGGAATGGACGAAGAAAAAGAAAGTATTCGTATTCGCTGTCGCCGCTATATTAGTGGTTGCAGCATTGCATCAGTTGTTCTTTTAGCCGGATGCACGACAATAAAGAAAGCAGGAGTTACAGCGATAGCAGCAGCGGGAGGTGCTACTGCAGCGACTGTATTGAGTGGGGGTGCAGCTGCACCGATACTGGGAGGCACGACGGGTGCCTTTGTGGGAAGTGTGGCGACGGAAGTAATGATGTCAGATACCTCGAAGGGGAAGGCCATGACTGATTGTGCACCTGATAATTTCTGGACATTGCTTGGTTCGCTTGCGGAAATGGGAGGTTGGCTCCTAATTTTGGTAGTGATTATACCGATGGTGCTTGGATGGTTCCTACCTGGGCCCGTGAAACTTAAAGGCAAAGACAAGCCACAGATCAACCCATACCTTAAATAAAATATATGAAAGCTGTAGCGTTGGTACTTGCTCTTCTTTATAGTGCTGTAGCGTTGGTACTTGCTCTTATTTGTGGGAGCGCACAAGCAGATATACACGGTGTACGATCCTCCTTCCTTCTCGGTAATATATGGAAGGACAAGACAAGCACCTCCTTGTTATACCTTTCTGATAGTTGGTCAGACGCAGAGCGTAAGCATCACAGAGACAGGCTCTTAAACAATGGCGATACTCACATAGATATGTATGTGAGAGCTACCAGAGGACACCTACCCGGCGGTGTGGTGAACCCTAACGGTGACTTCCTATTCAGGCTGAGGGAACTGAGAGCTGAAGGACTGGAGCCTGTGCTCTGGCTTATACCCGAGTCCAAGAACGGTGACCACAAAGGCCCAATGGCTAACCACCTTGCATTCATTGATAAGACGGTGAATGACTACGACAAGGAGGCGTCAGCCTACGTTGTGTGTCTTGAGTGTGATGAGATGTTCTCCTCTGCTGAAGTCAACCAGATGGTGCTCCACGCAAAGAGCCGGACCAACAAACCAGTGGCAGTACACCTAGCACCAGGGGTGGGTGGATTCAAAGGTGACGCATCCTACTACACTGAAGCAGACTACATCTTCCTACAGTTTGGCGACCACCTAACCGGAGACTACGTTGCCGACACAGAGATGGCAGTAGCCATGCTCAAGGAAGCATTGAAGTTAGGCAAGCCCGTTGTAGCTAACGAGTATTCTCTATACTCTGAGAGTGCGCAAGCCAAGGCACTGGGTGACAGGCTGTGCGCGGAGGGTGCGGTAGGTACAGGTAATGGCAGGACGGTATCGTTTTGTGGGCAACAGAGAGCCTCAGTACCCTCAGTGTACGGCTCTGCCTCTATAGCCATTGGACTCATAGCTCTAGCATTAGGAGCGACAGTATACATGAAGAATGACTACTCGTCAGTGCGGACCTCAAACGATGAAGGACTGGGAGCTAGGTACGACACGGACGGTACCGTGTTCCTCACCTACAAGATAAGATGGTGAAGCTAGTCGAAGTGGGATGGCTCGACTCGTACACCGAGGCAAGTTGGGCGGAGTACAGCCCAGAAAAAAAGGAGACCAAAACATATGGCCTCCTCGTAGATGAGAATGAAGATTGGACTACCCTAGCCATGACAAAAGAGAAAGGCTATTGGGGTAATCTATGGTACATCCCAACAAAGAACGTCATCTCAATGCGGGTGATAGAAGAGATTATTTTATAGTATACAAAGTGGCCGACTCTTTCTCGATGAGGAAGGTGTCGGCTATTTTTTTCCACACCTCTTCTTCCCACACTGCGTCTGCGTCCTTTGCTTTTTGCATGAGGTAGTAGTGTGCCGCCTCTCCATCCAGTATCTCATGCTTCATGTTAATAAAGATTAAGGTTAGTGTCGCCTGGATGTGGTGCTCAAGCAGCCAGAGCATACTATCCTCATGCTTCATTCTTTATTCTTTCTGAGTTCCAGGCTTTGAGGTCGAGGCAGTTGAAGAACATATCAACGTGCGGCTCAACGTTAAACCTTTTCTCCTGAAAGTCTCCAGTATCCTTGTCCAACCTTAAGATGATACCCATCGCAGGTTTCTTCTTTCCTTTTTGTTTAGCCATAGCGTGGGCATAGGCTGCGATTTGTAGGTGGTTGGGTTTGTATATCTTCTTCGATGTCTTGAAGTCGATCAGGCACTCCACCTTATCTATCTTGGCGAGCGCATCTATCGTACCGCAGTACCTGTAGTGTGGCTTCTTACTGGAGTGGAAGACCTTCTCTTCCGTACATATCCACTTGATATCCTTTGTCGAAGCCCACTTCTTGAAGGCTCTAGTACACTGCTTCGCCTCCTCGTTAAGCGGTAGTGCAGGCTCTGCACCTTTACCCATCTTCCAGGTGATCGCCTCACTCAACCAGTTATGCACGGACGTACCGACCTGCGCAGCCTCACCGCTGATCATCTTGTGCGCCGTCTGTATGCCTTTGTAGATATGCTCTACTACTTTAACAGGCAGCATGAAGGTGCCGACCTCTTCAGTAGGTGCCAAGCGGTACGGCTCTAGCGACGCTTTGAAGAAGTCAGCACCCTCACCAACAGCCCAGTCAGTCAGGTACTTCGGGAAGCAAGCATCCAACACCTTGGTGACGGAGTGTATCTTCTCTCCGTCTACCCTGTAGGTGTGGTCGACCTCATCGAAGACAAGATCGTACTCACGCCCATCTTTGTACTTGATTACCACGGAATGTCATCCTTGCTTTTGGGAGCAGAAGGAGCCGCCCCATTCTGAGGCTTGAACCGTAGCTTCCTATAGTTCTTACCTGACTTGGAGACATTATCGTACATGTTAACCCAGTACATAGTGCCTTCTATCATGGCGTGACCATTCCAATCAGCATGCCAATCCTCTGACTTCTTGTCATTGGCAAATGCTACACCGTCCATATCTTTCTGTTCGTATTCCATAACTTTATCTCCGTCTATTAGCACTTAACGTGCGCCAGATATCAATCTCTCTCTGCCAAGTTGCTCGTTGCGCATCAAGAACACTATATGATACCGTTGCTTCGTCTAGCTTCTTCATGAATTCAATGTAATCCTCCGATGAATAGGCCCTAGACTCTTTCTCCGCTACTGTACCAGTCGCTTCAAGGAAGTGCTTTGCCTTGATCAACTTGATGTAGTGCGGTGCCATGGCTACATATCCTTGCAGCCTACCATACTTGTCATCACTATCTGCCAGACCATTGTGTGCGATCTCGGCCTGCTCGTCACTAATCATTTAAGTCCTCCCCAAATAATACATGTTTACGGTACACCATTATACCATCTCTGAATGCTTTGTCAAGTGTATTCAAGATGAACATAGGCTGCCAGTCTAGTATATTTATATTACCATTGTGTGCCTCTGTATGGCAGGTGTAGCACAAAGGCATCGTCAGCCAATCAGATGCTTTATAACCCGCACCCCCCGACAGAGGAGCATACCTTCCTTTGAGGTGGTGTGCCACAATAGTATCGTCTTCTATAGTGCAGTTAGCGCACGGCAGAGAGGACACCCACCTGAGATACTGCTTGTTCTCCCATCGTTTAGTCTTACCTATCATAAGCTGCATACTCCTGAGAGGCATTGCTCCTCTGAGTTGTCTTCGTAGATAACGCCACGTTTAGCGTGAGCCTCTTCGTATGGCACGGCTTCGATAGGCTGCCCACCTCTGGACCCGTTGGGGTAGAAGGTGAGGCCCCTTAATCCATGACCATACTTACGTAGTATCCTGGAGAATGGTGCTACATGACTCTCGTTATTGAGATCAGTTCCCCAACTAGGTAGATTGACAGTAGAACTAATAGCATGATCGACATACTTCTGTAGTTCATACTGAAATCTTATTCGTCGCTCGACATCTTCTGCGAGGTCCACTGCAGATTCAATGTTGTCTTGCCGAACTCCGTTGTCAATGAGGTACTGGGCCGTACCGTCAACGACAAATTGATACTTCCATCTTGTTCCATCCGTAAGGTAGCGCCTGCGGTATGCCACGGCGTAGATTGGCTCCACTCCACTGGTTGTTCCTGCGAGGATGCTAATAGTCCCCGTAGGTGCAATCGCTCTGTATCCTTTAGGACGATTGAGAAAAAGTCGCTCACAATGTTCGTTAGCGGATCGCTCTGACTCTGTTTCATAGACCTTCATCCATTTCTTGAGTTCATCATTCATCTCGTACTTGCTGTCACGCTTGAGTAACCACTCATGCAATCCCATCAAGCCGAGACCTAACCGCGAGTTCTGCTGCCTCACTCTGCCTACCTTCTCGTATGGCAGGTGTGCTCTGATCAAACCACATACTAGAAATTTAGATGCGAGTGTAACCACATCCTTAAACTCGCTAATCGTATCCACATTCGCAAGGTTAACAGAGCCCAGGTTGCAGACATCACTGTCATCCGACGACGTAACCTCCGTACAAGCGTTGCGTAAAGTTTCATCAGCTTTATCTCCAAAGTTAAATGAGAACCCAGGCTCACCAGTCATCAGTGCCTGCTTACAGTTCTCCATGAATACCTCATTGTCATTGCCACTCAGCCATTCATCACCATAGTTCACGCTGATATTCATCATGTCTAACGGTGCTGCGTAGTTGAAGTTGGCCTTCTTGGCATCAGCAATCGTGAGGCCAGTCCCCTCGATAGGTCTGTCATGCCAGTTCTTGTAGTGCAGGAAGTCCCAGATGTCCCCATGAGAGGCGCTGAGAGAGCCGTAGAGAGCCGATCTCCTGCTACCCCCTTGCATGACGTTCCTTCCTATCTCATTGAGCGTAGAGAGCAGAGGAAGAGGCCCAGAGGATACGCCTCCAGTGCGCCTCAATGCCCGACCTCCTGGCCTGCACAACGATACGTCGGCCCCGATCCCACCACCTGTCATCAGGCAGGACATGGCACGCTGAGACAGTCCGGCCCACTCCTCTCTGGTGTCTGAATCAAGCCTCAATAGATAGCAGTTGTTAAAGAACCGCGCCTCTCTGCCTGCGTACCAGAGATACCGACCGCCCGGCATGAACTTAAAGTCCGAGATGTACTGCACCAACTGAGCCTGATCATCCTTCTCCATCAGGCTGTTCTTCATACCATCCATGTCACCACAGACGTAGTTCACTACTACCTTTGCACGATCATGCCAGGTTTCATACTGATTCTGTGCGTACTTGGTCTTGAATATATCCTGGCCATATGTTGTTCTGAATTCCATTTATCTCTCCTATTCGAAGTCGCTATAGAACGCTTCTTGTTTGAACCCTAGTTGTCTACCAAGCTTCCTGCCCATATCATCTATCTCATGCAGGGTACTCGCCCAGTCCGAGCCGCATTCCAACACTGTATTCACACTGCTCCGGCTCTTGTTAATGTACTCCAACACCAACGCCCTATCTTCTGGCGTCAGCTTTGACTTTACTTTCTTGCTCATGACTTGTCTCCTTTGAAGTCATCTGATTCATCCTCACCGAACACACCGTACTTATACGCGCCCGATATCTTGAGCACCGCCCTAGCTAACGCTCTCTTCTCTGCCATCTCCATGACATAGTTACTGTGGCAGTTACCACCTTGGCCATGCCATGCGCTGCCAAAGGTTTCGATGTAGATAATAGCACCTTCCATACCTTCCTTGGTAGCTACTGCCTTAACAACGCTGAACTCCTGAGACACATGGACAACCTCGAACTTTACTTCGATGTCGTTGTTGTACTGTATCTTCTCGATACCAGTACGAGTGATGATCGCAACCTGCTTACCACCCAGAGACAGACGGAATATATCCTCGTCTATATCCAGGCCATTAGCCTTCACCAACTCTGTCAGAAACTCTTTCTTCGTGCTCATGATTATCTCCTTGCTAATCTCTGAAGCCTACGGGGTCCGTACAACCTGAGTCTGAAAGAACCCCATACTCATTAAACTCATCATCGTAATCATACCATCTTCTTTTGGGGTTTACTTCGCGCATCATTTCCATTGCTTCTTTCTTTGTTTTGAATTTACAACAAGAGTCGTCAGGCCAGTACATACCCCAACAAATCTTACTACCTTCCTTGTCAAAGATTGGTGCTACACTATAATGCTGTAGGGCGTACCCCTCGTGGTAGTACCCATCATATTTATCGCGAGTTACACCTTTGAGGTTATTCTTTTGCAGAAAATCCCAATACTCGCTGTCATAATGGAAATGTTGCACAGAATTTTCTTCCGTAAACTCAACATCTTTGTGTATAGCTCTGTCCCATATATCTAACTCATTCATCAGTGATCTCCTTGAAATGTTTAAGCCTCACTACTACATAACAGTCCTCGTACTTCATCTGCTTCTCATGCAGAACAACCATCGGTGTCCTATGTTCTGCCTCAATCTCTGCTTGAGCCATCGCATCGTGCAGCCAGGACGGTAGAGACTTCCGGTGCTTCACCTCGATACCCCACACCGGATGCTCTACATCCCGCCTCGACTCACCGTTACAACCTGTTCGCGTGCCGCCCAATAGCCTAGCGACGGCACGTTCACAGTGTTTCCAGGTGCTCACGCAGCCTTCAGTGCTTCGAGGATGGGAGCCATGTCAAGACGCAGGTTAAGATACTGCTTATCCCTACGCTTGTTGTTGGCCTGCACCTTCGGTGTGGACCACCGGCAGTTGTCAGGCTCGTAGTCCCCGTGAGGATTGATGCGATCAATCGTCGTACCCTCGGGACGCTCACCCATATCTTCGAGGAAAGTCTCGAAGCTATTGACCCAACTGTCACACATCTTCACGCCTTTAGCACCGTAGTATTTGTAGCTAATCTCATTCGGATTAACCACCCGCTCCCTAGCTTTACGCCAGGAGTTATACGTCGGTGTACGTTGTCCGGGGCCAGACCCGATTGCGTGGCCATGTCTTGAATACTTCATAACAATCTCCTATATGTTTGTAGTCGTGTAGTCGACTACATGAGTGAATGGATGCGACGGATGACACCAGGACCGAAAGGAGGTTTCGAGTCGCAGAAATCCTGATGTCTATCCAGATGCCGTCGCTCACCTGACCAATGCTCCACGACTCATAGATCTATACCTAGCATTCGCGATAGTTGCTTCCATCCTTCTTGGTAAGCAGGATGATCTTTCATATAGTAAATAAGAAGCGGCACTAAAACTATACATACGAGAAATAAATAAACCATTGTTGACAGGACAACAAACAAATATTCGAAAAATGTTTTGTAACTTATGTCCATAAGGTAAGTCCTCCCAGTATTGTAACTACTATAATCAAGGCATACGCTTCACAATGTTCTTTCCTGAAGTATGTTTCTTGCAGCGATCTTGCCATTCTTCTACAGATTCGTCTTGCTCTTTCCAATATCCCATCTCCTTAAGTAAGTCCTTTAATGATTTTTTGTAGGGTAGTAGCTCCCCATCCTCTCCTCTCAATGGACCTTTAGCATACCGATCAGTCCAGTGCAAGCTGCACAGTGGCATCGGAGACAACTGAGTAGCCGGTGCCTTACAGTCTACACACTTTTCATTCATCTAATACCTCCTTCTTCTCTTGCTTGTTAGCTTCCTTCCATTGTACCATAGTTTGCTTGGGTTTGTAAACATGATTTGATGTATCAATCTCCACTATCTTCTTGGCCTTAGCGTAATTACCCGCATTCCAATACGGATTCTTTGGTGCGCCCAGACCACCAGTCATCATCACGTTGTTCGCAGAAGAGAACCCCATCCCACCTGTCCTCATATCAGCCGAGTGCGCTTCGACTATAGCCAGGTCTAGATCACCCATCATATCCTCAAGGTGCTCCTCTTGGGTATGCTCAATGCCAGTATAATCCTGTAGATTAAAGTACACTTTGAATATCCTCCGTCTTGCCGGGACCTTCTGCCTATCCGGGACTTGCGTCAGGTCGTTGATTTGTTCAGCGTATCGTAAGCACCTATCCATATAAGTATCTATGGGTGAGGCACCTCTCTTTCTGAGGTCGTACGCCACCTTGCGCTCTAGATTCTCCGCCTTCCTTATTAGTTTTTTTATTTGGTGATGATAATTCATTTGAGTTATGGACGGTAATGAGAGATTGGTATATTATACAGCCAATATCTCCACTGTCAACCCCCCTTTATTCCTCTTTAATATCATACACCTACAGCTTAAAGGTATATAATATAGAGACTATGAATACAGATGATAGACAAGAGCAGAAGCAGCGCCGCGCAAAGCGGCGTAACTTCGTTGCGAAGAACAACTACAACAAGGCGAAACGCCACGCCACACTTAAGGATTACAGGCGTAAGCCTAAACACGCTGCATCACTCGATCCTCTATCATCTCAAGAGTAACCTCATCTTCGGCCATCTCCTCCGCATCCTGGGCCGAGAACCCAAGGTCCTCATAATACTGAGCCAACTCCATCACAAGCTCATCCTCTGCATTTATATACGGTTGATCTGCTTGCCATCCCATCACGCCACCTCCTTCATAAGATACTTCATTGCCTTGCTTGCATCGGCTGCTGCACTAAAGACATAAGTCTTATCATTCTTTAGGCGCTCCAACCAAGCTCCAATATAATCCGTATGCCTCAGTTTGTCAAGCGGTATACCAAGAGAAGCACACACCATTGCCGAACCCAACTCAGCTACCAGTTCCTCGTAGGCATAAGCCTTCGTATCCTGCTCTAGCTTACGGTTCAACCTATGCTCTGCACCAGTAGCATGACAACCTTCGTGGGCCTTGACAGACACGGCGGCCTCGGGTGTATCGAAGGCCTCGTCGTTGGGGATCATGACTGCATCTTGGGAAGGAACGTAACAGGCTTGGTCACCACCTTGGTTGACACCACCTTTGAGGTTGAGGTTGTTAAGCATCTCGTCAATGGTAGACTTGGGATCAAACTTGGTAGTGCGTATAGTTTCAGGTAGGCCCGGTATCTGCTCTCTATTCCACACGGTATAGACACGCATGACTGGTCGAGTCTGGTCAACGCCATGCTTATCTTTGAAGTCCCAGTCTGTATAGAAGATGATCTGCGTGCCTTTCTTGTACTCTTCGTAGGGTATAGGCTCATCAACATCCATCATGTCAATGATCTGGTTCTTGGTGAACCATTCATTAGACTTATAGGGTGACAGCATACCCAGGATGAGCCAGTTCACGCCACTATACGGACGTTGACTCTTTCCATTGCGAGGAGATCGAACCAATGGGTTGCTAGTCCCATCGTCTGACCACTCCCTAATCCAAGGCGCTACGCCTTTCTCCAACCCATCGATAACGTGGTTGGTAATCTTTGTCTGCATCTCAGCTTTGGTAACACCTTTCCTATTTCTCATTACTTGTACTCCTGTGGTTCGAAGTAAGTACCTTCATCACACATCTGGGCGATGGCCCACTCACGCTCGTCATCTTCCATCATGCACTGGAGATGCTGCTCTTCAAGCTGCCGCTCCTCCCAACGTGCACGATCCTTCTGAAACTTAATGCTACGCCTCAATGCGTACGGCAGCACCTCCGGCTCATCAAGTGGTGGCTCTTTGATCATCTTGGTTCTCCGTGGTTAAGTAATCTGTTATCTCTGCTTCCGCCAAGGCGACTAACCTCGACAACGTGCCCAAGTCTACTATAGCTTCGGTGTTACTGTCAAGCCGAACCGAAAACAATCCGTCGAAACCCCAACGCTTAACTACAATCTCCGACCTAGACGGAACATCCCATATAGCTGCCATCTTTTCCACTGTATTCATCATTCGTCAACCTCCAAGTTTAGATCGCTATCAATCCTCCGCACCAAGACCTGCGACTGCCTTTCCAAAACCTTCATTAAGAAAATGGCGTTCTCCTCCAACCGATCTAACCGATCCATCAAATCGCCAAGCCTCCGCTCTGTATACAAAACATACTTATCAACCCGAGCCTCCAACTCCCTAATCTTATCTACTGTATCCATATAAACCTCCTAATCCTTGTTCAACCTAAAGAACTACTCGATTATACCACATTTTCAGTTAACTTGCGCCTCAAAAAGCGACCTCATCGTTCTCATTTGCGACGCCTCACTACCAATTCGCCTTAGCCTGGGGCCTCCGGCCCAAACCCCGCTCCGCTCCCGACCTAACAGCGGTCAACACGGGGGGGTGCTGTTATAAAGGCGCGACTTGTCGCGGCATTCATGCTGTTAAAAATTTTTTAGAGGTGCCGAGGCCCCGAAGGACCCCGGCTTCCCTAACCTACTGCTGAAGGACGATGAGACCGTCCAACCACTGAGCCATCTTCACGACTGACTCCTTGGCTACCGTTCCCCGGCGGAACATGACCCGAAGCTTGGATTTCTGATTCTTCGCGCCTTTGCTGATCGCGTCGGCCAACCATTCCGGCTCGACTTCATCCGGGTCCGCCTTGGCTACAGCGTCCTCGACCATGGCGACGAGCTCGTGCTCGAATCGCTCGAGGTCGGCCTTCTTGGCGGCCATTTCCTCAGCATCGCGCAGGGCCTGTTGATCGCCCGATCCGAAGATTGCTTCCTCTTCGTCGACCTCAACCGCTGAAGTGTTCGACTTGATGAGGTGCTTCACCGTACCGCGCACGCCTTCGTCGTGCTCCCACTGCCCGAACTCTTCCTGCAGATACCGCAGGACCATGGCGGCCTGAGCGAGAGCGGTTTCCGGCGACTGCTCGTTGTCCGGCCCGACTGAGGCGGTGTGCCACCTGGGAGAACCTTCGTCGACCCCTCGGTCATCCTGCTCGTTTCGAACCTCGAGCGTCGGGTCCGTCGGAACCTCACCATCCCGCTTCCGCAGGATCGCCAGCCCGGCATTGAGTCCGTGCACTCGTCCGGTCCCCTGGATGGTGCCTTTGAAGGAACCTGGGTATATCTTCAGTTCCCGGCCCAGTTCGATTGTTGATTGAATGTCGTTTAATAGCATTAGAGTCTCCTGATATGTGAATTGATTTGTTTGAAAAATCCATGCCACCTTCGGGTCTGCGAACGCATCGCCCGGGGCCATTTCCCCCGATGTTGATCAACTGGTAGCGGACCACGAAGGCACGCATCTGATCGCACGAGTACGGCATTTACTGGCTTATGGACCTCAGCGCCAGAGACCTGACTATACTCGACCCTGGCCGAAACCGAAACCCCCTGATCTATCCAGATGCGACACCTTCTTACCTGTATGCGCCCACCGCTTCCTGGACAACCCATCTGTACTCTTCGTAGTGAGCGGAGCGGGGTTTCTTAACCAACGCTCACACCATCACCTCACCTTATCACCCAACAACCTCACCGTTCTCTCAGCTGTTATAGAGAGTCGTGGTCGACTTGTCGACACATTAGGCTGTTTCCCGCGCAGTATGCGCAGACAGGTCCGAATGGGGAGCCAGGTCGTATGGGCCGAGGCAATCCTTTGGGCCGACTCCCAAGAGTAGAGCCAGATACGACAGGCTATGCTTCTACACTAGGGTAGAGTAAGGAACCCATCTGTCTCCTATACCGGACATAACTTGCTCATGGGTCTGGATGGATGTCCTACCCGCACGCACACACGGCGGAAGCTATGGACTCGCTTCGCTCGTACTGTACCCTCGCTATCTCCGCCTTCGCAGGAGCTCAGGCGCGCTCGCAACAGCCCCCTCCGTACGGGTATGCCGTGGATTGGTTGGCATGGGCATCCTGAAGCATGGGCAGCCGTGCAAGTAGTGGGCGGGGCACCCCCCTGCCGTTTTCTGTATATATAAATATCCATCCCATACAGCGGTGGGCTATTTCAAGCAATATAATACTTTACTAATATAGGAGCAGTACCATGGCAAAGAAGAAAACCACGCAATCACCTGGAGAGGCTGACAAAGACTTTGTGGCTGTCCTGAAGCAACTCTCGCGTGAGGGGTCGGGTAGCGGCTCAGACATGCGTAGGAAGCGCAGAGTGTCCGTTAACAACCTCTCTGGTAGGGGTGGACCCACCTCGGGTTAGAATGCCTGTCAGGAAGGTTAAAGGAGGCTACCGGTGGGGTAAGGCCGGCAAGACCTATAAGAAGCGTAGTGACGCTGCTAGACAAGGCAGAGCCATAAAGAGGAAAGGCTGATGTCAGATTATCAGAATTATCTGGATGAGGAAGATTATAAAAGACATCTACGCCAACAGCAAGAAGCGTTGATGCGCTTGCATGGGCCTTTGACACCAACACTTGGCCCAACGTATCAGGAGAGCACTCCCACATTCGACCCGTGGACTCCTTCTGGTCCACAAGGTGGTAGTTACGAGATGCCTGCGGGTGGTCTACCACAGTACACGCCTGCACGTTCTATCCTTTCTCCACCAAGCGAACAACTTGCAGGCCCAACATCCAGATATTCTGGGTCTCTCCTGCCAAACTATTTTCGAGGAGGTGATGAAACTGGGAAGCCTTGGGTAGATAGTGTTAGTCCTATCTTTGATATAACGCCAGAAATGCTTGCAATAAGCGACCAAGGAGCAGCACAGCCAGTAGGGTCTATGCTTCCTCCTGGGCGGAGTTTAGCCGATGGTCCTGGGTATGGAAGTGGTGGTTGGGGTGGTTGGCCTTCAATGGGACCTCCAAGCGAAGGTAGCGCCTGGGAAGGTATCCTAGACACGCCTGTTGATGTGGACCCTGGGATAGAACATTCTGATCTAGGATTTGCTTTATCGTCTCCGTATCGGGATAAATTTGTTGATGTCGGCCTTACACCAGAGCAGCAGCCGATACTTGCTGAAATGAATGAATCGGCAAGACAGAAGGCCATATTAGAAGACTTGGGCTCAGAAGCCTATATGGACTACTTAAATCATGGGGTGCCTCCTCTTTTCTCTTCTATGGGAACCGAGCAAAGACCGGAAGTCGGTATGACTTTAGCATCGCAAGATAGTCCTATATCAGACTTGTTTTCCTCTAGTAAGCGAAATTATACTAGCGAAGACTTCCGCCGTTCAAACCACCCATATGGACAAATTCAACAATATCTGATTGATAAAAGTAAGAGAGACTACGAAGCACGTACTGCTGTTCCTCAACGCGACGATTTTCCATCACTAGACGAAATGAGATCGAATGCCTTAAGCATCTGGAAATCGAAACCCCAACAAGATACAGACATGTACTATAAATGGGGACGACACCCAGAGGTCCCAAGTTCGTTACCGCTTGGCCCACGTGTAGATGAGCCTATAGATTATTTCGAAACTTCTGTAACACCATCAGCGGGTGGTAAAAAAACCTTTGGGATGAGTAAGGTGTACGGTCCAACCGAAGGCATCTATGATCCCGTGGAAGCAATTTATGCCAACCTTGGCATTACAGCTCCAGAGGTAAATAAAAGCATACCGAGCGGGTTGTTCAGCGATGCTTTGGAGGCCAATACCAATATTGGGTCTGCGACCTTGGATGCGGTTGCTGCTGCCAACAAAGCACTTTCAGATTGGGTAAACAATGCGTCAACGGAATATGCTAGTGGCACAGGACGTGGAACAGCCGGTGGTGTAACCACGGCTGGCTATGGAAAAGCTGTTGATTCTATTTTGAAAGACTATGTATTTCCGATAACTACTGGCAAAGACTTTTCGGTCTATGATGCCGAACAGAAGGCCGTAGAGGATATGTTGAGCGGGAAACTCCTAACCGATAATCAGGCAAATCGAGTGAAAGGTAGTCAACTTGCCGATTTGAATCCAGTATTGAATGCGATGCAATCTGTTTTACAAATACCTGACCAAATAAAGGATGATCGAAAAGCCCCCGATAGAGATGTTTCGTTATGGCAATCTATCATAGACGGATCAAAGGCAATGGGTTACAATCTTTTAGGAACATTTGGCCCAGGAGATACCCCGGTTACAGCGGCCTACGAGCTAATGAACAGAGGCTATAGGTCCCCTGCTCAAATTAGGGCTGGTATACCAGACATGGTGTCTCAGGTAGATTCTTTCAGTACTCGTCCTACACCGGGAATTGATGAAGCAATAATAAATGAATCCGCTACTCTAGGGCCAAGAGCGGAACCTGACTACGATCTGGTTAGTTCTGGGCAACGAGCAAGTCATCCAGGCCAAGCAGGTCACGTACCCGGCCTATCTGGTACCTATACTATACCTGAAATGTCTGCAATGTATGACACTACTGCTATCGCAGACCCATCGATTACTGTAGCCAATACCATTGCACAAAGAGAGGCGGAATCATTGGCCGCGCAGCAGAAAGCACTGGAAGAGTCTGGCCTTACTGGGGAATATAGGGCGCTATCGGAGAGAGCACTTGGCGACCTTGGGTTGTATGAAACCGACAAGATAGGCGATATTATAGCGGGTCAGGTGCAAGCGCAGCAAGAAGCAAAGGCCGAGGCAGCCCGTCAAGCCGTCATAGCACAGCAGATGGCAGCGGAACAGGCGGCGAGAAGCCGTCAAGCCCAGAGAGCAGCCGAGCAAGCTGTAGTGGCTAGGAACCAACCCGATAGAGGTCTACAGGAAGCTCAAGCGGAGATAAGCAGGGTTGCGAACATAATAACTCAAGCAAGCAAGGTTCCTGTGGATAGAGGATTGAAGAGAGGACAGAAAAAGGTAGCGAAGAAAGCTCCTCCAAAAATAACTCAACCAGTGTCTAGGCCCGAAGCCCGACCAACCCACGTGCCTAACTACGTTTGGGTGGGTGGTTTGAACGGCGGTCTTGTCGATCTTAACAACCCAGGAATGGGCGATGTTAGAGGCCCGGACAGGGGTGCAGGCGATAGGCTTGGTATAGAGTTGGGTGCTGATGCTATGACTCGTGGAGGAGGAACGGCACCGGGAAGCGGTATGTTTGGTTACGGAGATGCGGGTGGACGATGACAATACTACAAGATAAATTCATAGAGCACTATGTTCTCACAGGCAATGCTACGAAGTCTGCTATCCATGCAGGCTACTCAGCAAAGACGGCTAAAGTAAAAGGCTCACAACTAAAGGCGCAGTTTAGTAATGAAATACGCGAAGCAACTCAGAAATTACTTCAGGATAAGATTCCTGCGGGTTTGCGGTGGCTTACGGAATTGGCTGAGTCGGCTGAATCCGAATCGGTACGACTTGGTGCCATCCGTGACCTCCTTGACCGGGGTGGACTTAAACCCGTCGAAAGGATCGAAACTACCACAATCGAAACCATGAGCAACGAGGAGATACAGAGAGAGCTAGATGCGCTCCTCAAACACTAGAAAGCTAGAGCTTCTAAAAGAACTCAAACAGCGGGAAAGGTTCAACAGAGTCGATACCTACGACCCCTACCCGTATCAGGTAAAGTTCCACAGAACAGGCTCAGAGGCGAATCAGCGGCTCCTCATGGCCGCTAACCGCATAGGTAAGTCCTTCTGTGGCAGCATGGAGCTGTCCTACCACCTGACTGGATTGTACCCGGAATGGTGGGAAGGCAGAAAGTACAATCTTCCTATCATCGCCTGGGCGGGTGGGGTCTCCAACGAGACTACAAGAGACATTGTACAGTACGAGTTATTGGGTTCTCCCGACGACCCGGAGGCGTTTGGTTCCGGCACAGTGCCGAAAAACTACATAATAAAAACCGAACGTAAGCCGGGTGTACCTAACGCCAAATCGGTAGCCCTAATCAGGCACGTTAGCGGTGGGAACTCTTCTTTATTCTTCAAAGCCTACGAGATGGGCGTAGAGAAGTGGCAAGGCAGGAGTGTAGACTGTATCTGGTTGGACGAGGAGCCAAGCAGAGACATCTACTCCCAGGCTGTAACAAGGACTCTGGACCGTAAAGGTATGGTCTACATGACCTTCACCCCAGAACAAGGCATGACAGAGACTGTAGCGTCCTTCATGAACAACCTACAGAAAGGTCAGGCATTAGTAAATGCGACCTGGGATGACGCATCTGAGACGGTAGTGTCGCTAAGAGGACAGAAAGGACACCTGGATGAAGGTGTCATGCAGCAGATTCTCTCAAGTTATAGTCCTCACGAAAGAGAGATGAGGCGCTATGGCCGACCCTCCATAGGCTCTGGTCTGATCTTTCCGATACAGGAAGAGAAGATATTGATTGATCCCATTGTATTAGAGGATCATTGGCCCAGGATAGCAGCGATAGACTTCGGGTGGGACCATCCAACAGCGGTAGTCTGGGCGGCAGTTGATCTTGAAGAGGAAACGTTTTATGTCTACGATTGCTACAGGATGTCGAAGGCATCGCCAACGGTTCACTCTCAAGCTATACGCACTCGGCCCCACTTTATCCCCATTGCTTATCCCCATGATGGCAATAGACGAGACTCTATGGGCAATCCTGGTCTTGCTGACCAGTACCGCAATCTAGGCTGTAATATGCTTCTTGAGCACTTTACCAATCCCCCCGCTCTTGGAGAGAACAAAGGTGGCAACAGCGTTGAGGAAGGTTTGATGGCAATGCTGCAAGCCATGGAAAATAACAAGTTCAAAGTGTTCTCTACTCTTTCGGATTGGTTCGAGGAGTTTAGAATGTACCACAGGAAAGGCGGAAAGGTCGTGCCATTGCGCGACGATATAATGTCGGCAACACGCTACGCTTTCCAGTCTCAGAGATTTGCCGTATCAGGCAAAGACCCGACATGGACAAAGGATATAGAATATAAGAATTATGGCATCATCTAAATTAACAGACGACGAAGTTATAGCAAGAGTAAACGGTGAGATCACCGAATCTCTAGGCTATGGTGGTGTTCTTTCTGAACAGAGAGAGAGGGCCATGGAATACTATTATGGCCTTCCTTTTGGTAACGAGGTAGATGGGAGGAGCCAGTATGTAGATTCCTCTGTCATGGATACCATCGAATGGATCAAACCGTCATTGATGCGTGTATTCGCTAGTGGTGACGAGATGGTTACGTTCAATCCTGTCGGCCCGGAAGACGTAGAGACGGCTAAACAAGCTACGGACTACGTTAATTACATCTTTACAAAAGATAATCCGGGTTGGGAAATCCTCTACTCCTGGTTCTCTGATGCTCTTCTACAGAAGAATGGTATTGTAAAGTGTTGGTGGGATGAGTACGAAGACTGGAATAGAGAAGAATATAATGGTCTTGACGAGCAGGAGTTCAACGCTCTTATCATTTCCCCAGGCGTAGAGATCGTAGAGCATACACCTTATGCGGATGACTATGGCGCTAAACACGATGTCGTAATAAGAAGAGAGGCTTATGTCGGAAAGGTTAGGATAGAGAATGTCCCGCCGGACGAGTTCCTTATCTCAAGAGAAGCAAAGGACATAGCGGATGCACGCTTCACCTGCCATCGTGTATTGAAGACTCTTTCTGAATTAAGGCAGATGTACCCGGACGAAAACCTCGACCCCGAAGAACTCGGCGGCGGCGACGATGCCTTGGCCTACAACGCAGAACGTCTGGCACGCTACGAGTTCGACGATTCAAGCGCACAAGGTTGGAACTACGACGCTTCCGACGCACTCCGCACCTACTGGCTGCACGAAAGTTTCCTCAAGATGGATTACGATGGTGACGGTATTGCAGAACTGAGGAAGATTTGTTCTGTCGGCGACAAGATTCTAGCCAACGAACCTATAGATAGAATTCCTTTCGTCAGCATCACGCCTGTCAAAATCCCGCACAAGTTCTTCGGCCTCTCCATCGCCGACCTCATCATGGATATACAGCTTATCAAGAGCACACTGATGAGAAACCTGATGGACAATATGTACAACCAGAACTTCGGCAGGTATGCTGTCCTCGAAGGCCAAGCCAACCTCGACGACCTCCTTACCCAACGACCGGGCGGCGTAGTCAGAGTTAAATCTCCCAACGCAATCATGCCATTGGCGACCCCACAACTGGAGAAGTCCTCATTTGAAATGTTGAGCTACCTTGACCAACTGAGAGAATCCAGAAGCGGAGTCAACAAGTTCAGTCAAGGCTTAAACGAAAATGCTCTAACATCCCACACTACCGCTACTGCCGTCACCGCAACGATGACTGCAGCACAGTCAAGAGTAGAGCTTATCGCCAGATGCTTTGCCGAAACTGGTGTAAAGGAACTGATGAAGAACATCTATGAACTGGTGTTAAAGAATCAGGACCATGAACGAGTAGTAATGTTAAGAAATCAATGGGTTCCTGTACGTCCCGATATGTGGCGCGATCAGTATGACTGCACAGTATCCGTCGGTATAGGGAACGGGAACCGTGACCAACAACTCATGCACCTTACCACGATGCTGCAATTCGCGGGAGATGCCATGAGAGGTGGATTGAAGATAGTAAACGAGCAGAATATGTACAACATGGGAGCCGCTCTTGTAAAGAACATGGGCTTCCAGAATGTAGATGATTTCCTGACTGATCCATCTACCATACCACCCCAACCTAACCCGCAGGAACAGCTTGAGCAAGCCGAGATGCAACTAAAGCAGAAAGAGCTAGAGATCAAGGCTGCGGATATTCAGGTGAAGGTGCAGAAGATGCAGCAGGAAGCGCAAAAAGATGCAGTAGATGCACAGCTTAAAATGGCCGAACTCCAATTAGAAGCGGAACAAGGAAGAGGAGTAGCTATTGGTTGACGAATATCGTTTGGTTCGCGCAAGAGGCATCCTTAACGACGAACTATTTATAGAAGCGTTTGATACGCTTGAACAGAATATCAAGGACTCTTGGTTTAATACAAGCGTCCGTGATTCCGAGGCCAGAGAACACCTCTGGCTATCCTTACGACTCCTTGGGCAGATACGCCTTCATCTAACCAGTATACTAGAAACTGGAGAGATGGCGAAGAAACTTGAGGAATATCATTTATAGGAGTTTATTATGGTGGACACCCAACCAGACCCACAAGTTGTAGGAGAGTTGGCGGGAGACCCAGGAAGTATTGGGACCGCACAAGAAGCGTTACTCAGCCTCTTGGATTCAGCAGAAGAACCTGTTGAAGAAAAGAAAGAGGAAGAGGAACAACCGTCTACTGAAGACGTAGAGGAATCTGATGAATCAGAAGAAGAGCCTGAAGAAGCCGAAGAGGAAGAGTCTCCTGATACTGATGATGAATCACCCGAAGACGAAGAAACTGAAGACGAGGAAGTCGAAGAATCCACGGTCTATACTGTAAAGGTAAACGGACAGGATGTGGAAGTCTCTGAAGATGAACTCATCAAAGGTTACTCGCGTCAATCGGATTATACTCAGAAAACGCAGGAGCTTGCAGAATATCGAAGGCAGCTTGAGCAAGGAGCGCAACACCTCCAGGCCGAGATCGCCCAGACTCAGCAGGCAAGAGCACAGTACGCAGATGCGGTAGCAACTGCAATCGAGTCGAACTACTCACACCTCCAGAACTTTGCTAACGTTGATTGGGAACGGCTGAAAACTGAGGACCGGGAAGAATATCTGACTAAGCGTGACGAGTACCGTCAGGCAGAGGACAGTATCAACCAGTTAAAGCAGAAGCACGCCGAAGCCTCTCAGCAGCAGCAACAGGAGGAAGCACAGCAGCACCAGAGAATGTTGCAGGAAGAGCACCACAAGATGGTCAGCATCCTGCCACAGTGGGCAGAGCCGGAGACGCAACGAGCGTTAGCTAAATCAGTAACAGAGTTTGCACTCTCTAAAGGCTACACCCAGGAAGAGCTGTCACAGTTGATCGACCACCGATCCATTCTTGTCTTAATGCAGGCAAAGGCTTACGAAGACCTCACCCGAAAGCAAACGGAAGTTCGCAAGAAGAAGGTCAAGAACAAGCCTAAAGTCGTGAAGACTAAAGCTAAGAAGGACAAGTCTGACGCAAACGCATTGAAGCGTAATGAGCAAATGAAACGTCTTGCACAGACTGGTCGTGTAGACGACGCCGCAGGTCTGTTTGAAGATTTTGTCGAACTATAATAAGAGGAAACAATAATGGCTATACTAACGAATGCTCGGTCGACCTTTAGTGCTATTGGCATTAGAGAAGACTTGAGCAATATCATATACAATATCTCACCAATGGACACGCCGTTTATGTCCAGTTGTGGGCGGGATACTTGTGACAACACTCTATTTGAGTGGCAGACGGACTCACTCGCCGCAGCGGCTGCTAACCAACAGCTCGAAGGCGATGTACCGGACGCACTAGCCGTCACAGAGACAACTCGTTTGGGTAACTATACCCAGATCAGTTTCAAAACTGTGGCAACCACAGGCACCGCAGAAGCCGTGGACTTTGCCGGAAGGCGCAGTTCCCAAGCTTACCAGATGGCCAAACGCGCAAAAGAAATTAAGCGCGACATGGAAAAGATGCTCACCAGTGAAGACTTGAAAGTTGCGGGTAGCACCTCAGCTGCTCGTAAGACTGGTGCCGTCAACTCCTGGCTCGGCAATTCTTCTGCCGGTTCTTCCAACATCATAGACGGATCGAATGCAACACCTGCGGGTATTGCTAACGCCGGTAACGGTAGTTCAGTTGCCAGTCCTTCGACCTCCGATGTTGTTCTTACCATGAGCATGGTGAACCTCGCTGTAAAGGCTTGCTATGAGCGTGGTGGATCGCCTGATACCATTATCAGTGATCCCGCTCTAAAGGTGAAGCTCAGTGCGCTTGGCGGCGCAACCCTAGCCGACCTCCAGACAGCGACTAAAGGCGACAAGCCTGCTCACGCAATCAACGCAGTTGATGTGGTTGTGACAGACTTCGGAACCTTCAAGTTCGTACCTGATCGTTTCTGTCTTGGTAACCAGTTATATGTCATGGACTGGGATTACTGGTCGATCTCTTACCTCCGTCCTTTCCAGACGGTGAATCTGGCAAAGACCGGTGACGCAGTAAAGCAGATGATGCTTGCTGAGTACGGTCTCCGCGCAAAGAATGGCGAGTCTTCAGGCTCAGTCATTGGCGTGAAAGATGCCTAATTAGTTGTATAGGGTGGGTGGCTTCGGCCACCCTACCCGAATTAACGCACCTTAAGGAAGCAACATGACGACAAAGAAAGATTTGAATAAAGCTCTCAAACCAAAGGCCGCTCCTAAAGAGCGTAAGTTCGATTCTGAAAAGCATCAGGACAACGTTCTCAAAGAGGCTATGGAACTCATGAAAGATCGAGGATCACTGCCATCATGAATTGGGACTCATTCAGACCGACCAGACTCCATGCAGAGCCAGACGGCACCTTCACAGTTAATACTATGCAGGATGTCCAACCGAATATAGATGAGAACAAGATTGACTTGAACTCCTATGGTTCTACCCTAACACCAGGAAAGCAGTACAGCGGTATGCGGGTAGCGTCCATCCCATTTAATGTATGGGAAAACTGGATGAAAGAAACAAACGGCGAACTACAGAAAGACCCGAAGGTATTGAAGAAATACCTAAACGATCCTGACAACAAATACTTCAGGACGACACCAACGAGGATATAGTTATGTGGCTATACAGACCAGGACAAGCAGGATACTCGCAGGAAAATTACCCCATTCTCAACGACAACGTTTATTTCCTATCTCGTAGATAATGGCTATTAACACCTACGGTACGCTCCAGACAGCCGTAGCCAACTGGCTTGATAGGGACGACCTGACAGATAGAATCCCAGAGTTTATATCGCTCTGCGAAGCAACATTCAATAGAGTGTTGCGTATTCGTGCTATGGAGACTACCGTATCCGATACGACTGTGGGTGGCACAAAGACAGACGCACTTCCTACCGGCTATCTCCAGATGAGAGAGATTCACTTGACGACCAGTCCTGTAGTCTCTCTATCCTACATTACACCGGAGATTATGTACAGGATAAGGTCAGGCAGCACGACAGGAGAACCTAATAGCTATACGATAGTAGGTGATAACATATTGTTTGGGCCGACCCCAAGCGGTGCGTACACCTATGATATGACATACTACAAAGCATTCGATGCACTTACCGATGTGGCGACAACCAACTGGGTTATCCTAAACGCGCCCGACCTCTACCTCTACGGCACCCTCCTCCAGGCCGAACCATTCCTGATGAACGATCAGAGAGTGGCGTTGTGGGAAAGAGGAATGCGTCAGGTCATCAATGATCTTCAGGAACAGGACGACAAGGATAGACATTCAGGTTCAGAGATGCGCGTAATGAATACTTCTGGATACTTTTGAGGAATAGGTTATGGGACTAGAAACAGGTAATTATATAAGCGCACTCGTCAAAACGAATCCGCTTTCTTCAGATAACGTCAGTGAAGGTGACGACCATCTTCAACTTATCAAGAAGATTCTAAAGCAGACCTTTCCGGCAGGTACGGATAGCGAAGGACCGGACCAGGTTGTACAGATTCTTGTAGCGAAAGCTACAGCTCCAACGGTAGACACCAGTGCTTCCGGCCATGCGGCCAGAGCAATGGGCCTCCTATGGCTAGACACCACGAACAACGTCCTTAAAATAAGGAACCAAGCTAACAGTGCCTGGGTGACCCTAGCTGTTGATCCTGAGACAGATAAGACGGTAGACGTAGATGGCGGCACGATAGACGGGACTGTAATAGGCGGCACAACACCGGCGGCTGTAACGACCTCTAGTTTAGTGGCAACCACTGCTGACATAAATGCCGGCACTGTAGACGGTACAACCGTTGGTGCGAGTTCAGCATCAACAGGAGCCTTCACCACAGTAACGACTACCGGAACCCTAACAGTCGGCACGGACATAACGATCTCTGGTGATGATATCATCATGGCGACCAACACCGATGCGTATATGTTGGTAGCTGATGGGTCCAGTTACAATCCAGTAGCGATAAGCGGAGACATCACGATCACCAATGCAGGTGTTACAAGTATCGGAGCTGATAAAGTCATCACAGCTAAGATACTGGATGCCAACGTTACTAATGCTAAACTGGCCAACATGGCGGCGAACACTATTAAAGTCAGGAACGCCAACTCCTCTGGAGTACCTTCCGACCTAGCCTTAGCGACAACAGAAATAATCATAGGAGATGGCACGGGCTTCACGGCAGCCGCTCTCTCTGGCGACGCTACCATGACCAACGCAGGTGCTGTTTCTGTTACTGGTATCCAAGGCCAATCGGTAAGCGCAACGGCGGCAACCAACGACCAATACCTTAAATACTCCTCAGCCTCAAGCGAATGGCAGAAGGTAGATGTCGTAGCCCCAGATAGACTAACAACCAAAGGTGACCTCCTTGTCTACAATACAGTAGACTCAGAGACTAGACTCCCGGTAGGCGCTAACGATCTCGTCCTCACAGCCGACTCAACCGCAACTAACGGCGTAGACTGGGCCGCAGTAAGCGTAGCCGACGGCACGATAACTAATGCAAAGATGGCTGACATGGCTGCTAATACAGTAAAGGTCAGAGATGCAGCTTCAAGTGGCGTACCGTCTGACAAGACCGTAGCAGATACTCAGATACTCATAGGTGACGGCACTGGGTTCACCGCTGCTGCTCTCAGTGGCGATGCAACCATGACTAATGCGGGTGTGGTTGCTATAGGCACTGGAGTCATAGTCGATGCTGATATCAATGGAAGCGCCGCCATAGACGCAACCAAGATAGCTAATGGTACAGTAACTAGCACGGAGTTCCAGTACATCAATACTCTATCGTCTAATGCTCAGACGCAGATAGATGCCAAAGGTGTGGGTGATGCTGTAAAGGCCGATGACGCATCGTGGACAGGCTCGCAGAGAGCTACAGCAGTGACAGATAACGATATGTCCTACGACATGAATGGTGGCCAGAACTTCATCAGCACGCCTTCCGGCAACGCGACTCTCACCTTCACTAACATTGCGAATGGCCAGAGTGGATTCTTAAAGCTGATCAACTCAGGCGGTCATACCATTGCACTCCACGCCAATTCCAAGGCCGACGCAAACCTAGCAACCACAGTCTCAACAGCAGGAACTTACTTGCTGAGTTACTTCAGCGATGGTACTGATGTCTGGCTGACCAACTCAGCGATATATGCGTAATGGCAATTTTTCCTGGATCAGCGATACCTAGCGCAGCAGAAGACTATACGATAGACCAGTCGTTGCGGTCCGAAAGTGGCACGGCATATCTAACGCGCACACCTGGTTCGGCAGGAGACACAAAAACATGGACTATGGCTTGGTGGGTAAAAGGCGTGACTGGGAATATGTTGGGAGCAGGTTCAAGCGGAAACCCACGAGCAGGTTTAGGCCATAATGCGTCAGGTAATGTGGTTTGGTCTGTCGGTGGTTTGGGGA